GATCGGCCGCCCGCCGCGTGCGGGTGGGTCAACCCATCCCGAAAGAGCAGAAGAACATGAACATGTCTCTGGTCGAGCTCCGCGAGGAGCAGATCGAGGCTCACGTCGCCTTCCAGGCGGCGGTGGAGGCCATCAAGGAGGCCGGCGAGGACGCCGACCTCGACGCGCTGGAGGCGACCCTCACGGCCGCCGAGGAGCGCTACAACACCGTCAAGGTCAACCTGGCCAAGACGGAGGAGCGGGAGCACCGCGCCCGCCAGAAGTTCGAGCTGGACCGCAAGACACTGGACGCGGGCAAGCGCCTGGAGGGCCGTGACCCGGCCGCTCCGCGCGTGGGCGTCACGTCCGAGCCGCTGACGTACCGCCGTGGCGGTCCGCACAGCATGTTCACCGACCTGTACAAGGCGTCCAAGTTCGGGGACCAGCAGGCGACCGAGCGGCTGAACCGCCACCAGCAGGAGATGGTGGTCGAGCAGCGCATCCGCGCCGGGGAGTCCTACGACCTCTCCAGCACGGACACGGCGGGCGGCCACCTGGTCGCGCCGCTGTACCTCAACGACCAGTTCGTGACCCTCGCCCGGGCCAACCGGGTCGCGGCGAACGTGCTGGGCGCCCGCCCGCTCCCGCAGAACACGGACAGCGTCGTGCTGCCGCGCATGTCGACGGGCACGGCGGTCGCCAACCAGTCCGGTGACGCCGACGGCGGCGCCGTGACCGAGACGGACGCGGTGTTCGACACGATCACCGGCGCCGTCAAGACGAAGGCCGGCATGCAGGACGTGTCGCAGCAGCTGGTGGACCGTTCCGTTCCCGGCATCGACGAGGTCATCTTCTCGGACCTGGTCGGCGCCTACGCGGTCGCCCTCGACGTGGACGTCATCAACTCGTCCGCGACGTCGAACAAGGGCCTGCTCCAGGTGTCGGGCGCGAACTCCGTCACCTACACGGCGGCAACGCCGACGGTGGCCGGGCTCTACCCGAAGCTGGCGGACGCGATCCAGCAGGTGCACACCGGCATCTACATGCCGCCGACCGCGATCCTGATGCACCCGCGGCGGTGGGCGTGGATCCTGGCCAGCCTGGACGGCAACAACCGTCCGCTGATCACGCCGTACGCCCCGCAGAACGCCGCGGGCGACCACGGCGGGGTCGTGTCGGAGGGCCTGGTCGGGTCGGTGCAGGGCGTCCCCGTCTACGTGGACGCGAACATCCCGGCGACGCTGGGCTCGGGCACGAACGAGGACCGCATCATCGTGGTCCGCAAAGAGGAGTGCTACCTCTACGAGGAGTCCTCCGGCCCGTTCCTGGAGACGTTCCGCGACGTCGGCTCGGGCACCCTGACCGTGCGGTTCCGGCTGCACAACTACTGGGCGCAGATCAACGAGCGCCGCCCGGACGCCGTGTCCATCATCTCGGGCACGGGCCTCGCGGCCCCGTCGTTCTAGGGAGGGCCTGAGCCATGGCCAAGGTCATCCTGAAGGACGCCAGCATCACGGTCAACAGCGTGGACCTGTCCACCCGCTGCGACTCGGTCACGATCGAGGACTCGGCGGAGGAGCAGGACGTCACGACGTTCCAGGGCAACGGCTACCGGGAGTTCGCGCAGGGCCTGAAGGACGCCACCATCACGGCGTCGTTCTTCCAGGACTTCGCGTCGGGCTCGGTGCACAGCACCCTGAACGCGCTGTACCAGTCGGGCAACACGTTCCCCGTCGTCGTCAAGGGCGACGACGCATCCGTGGGGGCGGAGAACCCGTCCTTCACCATGACGGCGCGGCTGTACTCGTACAGCCCGCTGAGCGGTTCGGTGGGGGAGCCCTCGAAGATCGAGGCGACGTTCCGCAACGCGGACGACGGCATCGCCGTCGCCATCGCCTAGCAGCACCCAGCAGCATCTGCTCCCGGCCCGCTCGTCGGGCCGGGAGCCCCAAACTTGAAACCCCGGACCGGGAGAACCCCATGACCATGACCTCCGAGCAGAAGCGCGACCTGATCGCCGCACTGATCCGTGAACGCGCCGGCTATGAGCAGTACGGGCACACGGACCGGGTCGCCGAAGTCGATGCGGAGCTCGCGAAGCTCGGCCACAAGGCGAAGCCGCCCGCGCAGCGCGCGCAGCGGATGACCCGGCCGCAGGGCGACAAGCTCTAGGAGGCTGTCGTGGCCCAGGACTATCTGACGATCGCCGAGTTCAAGACCACCCTGGAACTCCAGGGCGAGTCGTTCGCCGACCAGGACATCGCCGTGGCGATCACCGCAGCGTCCAGGGCCGTCGAGCACTTCTGCGACCGCCGGTTCTGGGTGGCAGCCGAGGACGCGGAGGACGAGGTCCGCTACTACACCCCCACGTCCCCGTCAGAACTCCAGATCGACGACCTGGTGACGCTGACCGACCTGGACACGGACGAGCAGGGCGACCAGACGTTTTCGCAGTCGTGGACGGTGAACACGAGCGTGTTCCTGGAGCCGCTGAACGCCGCGGCGGACGGGCGGCCCTACACGCGGCTGTGCGTCAACGCGGCCCGCACCAGCCTCTACTTCCCCGTCCAGTACGGCCGCAGCGTCCGGGTGACCGGCATCTTCGGCTGGCCGGCGGTCCCGTCCGAGGTCAAGCAGGCGGCCACGATCATCGCCGGGCGCCTGATCAAGCGCGCGCGGGAGACGCCGATGGGCGTGGTCATGGCGGGCGTCGGGTTCGACGGCGCCGCCATCCGGATCGCGTCGCAGGACCCGGACGTGGTCATGCTCCTGTCCCCGCTGCGTCGGCATCAATACTGATGGCCCCGACGTTCGAGGAGATCCGCGAGGGGCTGCGCGCGAGCCTGGACACGATCCCGGGCGTGCAGGTGTCCGCGTACGTGCTCGGGAACCCGACGCTGCCCGCGATCGAGGTGGTCCCGGGCTGGGAGGGCAAGGACGGGATCGACTACGACAAGACGTTCAAGCGCGGCCTGGACGCGCTCGTGTTCACGGTCCGCGCGATGGTGGGCACGCCGACCGACATCGGCGCGCAGAAGCGGCTGGACAGGATGATCGCCCCGACCGGCGACGATTCGGTCAAGGCTGCGGTGGAGGCCGACGGCACTCTGGGCGGGGTCGTGGAGGACGTCCGGGTGACGGAGTGCTCCGGCTACAAGGCGTTCGCGCGCGACGGCGGCACGGTCGCCCTGGGCGCGAACTGGCGCGTGGAGGTCTGGGCGGAGGGGGTCTGAGCATGGCGACGCCGCGACGCAACGTGGGCGTGCAGGCGCCGGGCCTCCGGAAGTTGAACCGGGACCTGCGGAAGATCAGTAAGGACTTCGGGCGCGGCGCCGTCAACTACCTGCGCGACATCGGCGTGAAGGTCCAGCGCACGGCGCGGGCCGGGGCGATGGAGCAGCGCGTGACGGGCGAGCTCGCGCGGTCCTACCGGGTGAGCGCCGGCCAGCGGGGGACGGCGATCACGTCTCGCCTGCCGCAGGCGGAGGTGCTGGAGTTCGGTGGGGAGATCGCGCCGCGGGGCGTGCCGTTCCAGATCGAGCCGCACGAGTTCATCGTCGGCGCGATCGAGGAGCACGCCGGCGAGATCGACGAGCGGTTCGGGGACCTGCTGGACCGGATCGCCCGCGGCAACGGCTTCCCGCGCCTCTAGGACGGACGGATACCGCTGACCTGTCCGATGCGCCCGCGTGTGAGCCCGGTCGCCTCCGCGATCTGGGCGTGCGTCATTCCAGCGCTGATAGCCGCCATGATCGCCGCGTTGCGTGTCACGCGGGCCTGTTCGGCGCGCTTCTGGGCGCGCTGGTAGGCGCGCTCAGCCTTGCGGAGTTCGGTAGTGGTCATCAGAAGTAGCAATCCTGGTCGGCGCGGGCGAGGGCCTTCTGCGCTGCCGCCTTCATCGCCATCAGCACGCGGTGCTTCCGGTCGCCGGGTCGTGATCCATAGGTGGCGCGGCGCATGGCGTCGCTGGTCGGGTCGTCCGCCCACTCCCAACCCGACGGAGTGGCGCGGCCGGTGATCGTCTCGCCGTTGCGGCGGATGGTGAAGGTGACGGTGGCGTCGGTGCTGGGGTTGGGCCACGGTCCACCGTGGGCGATGGCCGATTCGCGGTTCGGGTAGCGCATCGTTTACGCCGCGATGCAGGCGATGTGGAGGCGGGCGCGGTAGCTGGTGGAGAAGGTCCCGATCCACTCGCCGTCGCACGTCACGACGAACTGGCTGGCCCGCTCGGTGATGGTGAAAGCGTCCATCGTCTGGTCGGACTTCACGGTGCCGTTGGTCTGCTGCTGTGCGGTGGTCATAGGATTAGTATGCCTATGGCCCTAGGCAATGTCAAGGGGTCTAGGCAAATCTTTATTTTCAAAGCGTGCCGCCCGGGTCGCCGACGCCCGGGCGGCGCGAAGTGTCGGCAGTCGGCAGCAAAGGAGCGACCTTCATGGGGCACCCCCCGGAGCAGGACGCCGTCATCGCCGCCCAGAAGGCCGCGGAGGCGGAGGCGGGAACGAAGCCGAAGCCGCGGGCGGCACGCAAGCCGAACCCGCGCGGCAAGGCCGCGGCGGCACGCGCCGAGAAGCAGCAGCCGGAGTCCAAGACGGTCACGTTCGACGGCATCACCCTGACGCTGCCGGACGAGATGCCGGACGAGATCCTGTTCGACATGATCGAAGGGGAGGCGTCCAACGGCGCCGTCAGCGAGTACATCATCTGCCTGCGGATCCTCCGCTCGCTCGTCGGCCCCGACGACTTCATGACGATCCGCCACCGGATCGGCCGCGAGCCCGACAAGGTCATGAAGCTCGTGGACGACGCCATCGAGCAGTACGGGCTGACCCTGGGGGAATCCGAAGCCTCGCCGAACTCCTAGCGCTCCGCTGGGATTACGTCGAGGCCGACTTCCAGCGGTTCTACCGGCTGGACCTCCGCGACGAGGTGGGCGCCACGAGCGTCCGCCGACTGTGGGCGCTGGTGAACGGGATGCCCGCCGACGCCGCGACATGGCGGGACGGGGTCCTGTGGACGGACCGCGACTACATGCTGGCCCTGCTCACCGAACTGGTGGACCGCTGGGGCAACGTGAACGCCCGCGTGCACGGCGTGAAGCAGCACGACCTGCCGGAACTGATCCAGATACACCGGCCCCAACGCGACGACACGGAGGACTGACATGGCCGTACGGCAGCTTCGTGTGAACGTCATCGGGGATAGCCGGTCTCTGGACCGGGCGCTCCACCGTTCCACGGGGTCGCTGTCGAAGTTCGGGGCCGCCACGTCTCGCGTGGAGGGGCTGGTCACGCGCGGCCTGGCCGCGGGACTGGCCACGACTGCGGGCGCGCTCGTGTACTCGGCGAAGAAGGCCGGGGACTTCGAGAGTCAGCTGTCGACGCTCGGCGCCGTGTCGGACGCGAACGCCAAGCAGATGGGCCGCTTCCGCAAGCAGGCGCTGCGGGCGGGCGCGGATACGAAGTTCAGCGCGCTGGAGGCGGCCCAGGCGCAGTCCGAGCTCGCGAAGGGCGGCCTGAAGGTCTCCCAGATCATGCGCGGCGGCCTGAAGTCGTCGCTGGCGCTCGCCGCGGCCGGCGAGATGGAGCTGGCGGAAGCCTCCGAGGCGACCGTGAACGCCATGAAGCTGTTTGGGCTGCGCGGCAAGTCGGCGATGAAGGTGGCCGACGGCTTCGCGACCGCCGCGAACCGGACGACGGCGGACGTGTCGGACTTCGCGATGGCGCTGAAGATGGGCGGGTCGGCGTCGAAGGCCGCCGGCATGACGTTCATTGAGACGACCGCGGCGCTGGAGGCGCTGGCGGAGGTCGGTATCAAGGGGTCGGACGCGGGCACGTCGCTGAAGGCGATGCTGGTGCAGTTGGCTGCGCCGACCGCCAAGCAGCGCGACCTGATGAAGGAGTTGCGTCTCGACTTCTTCAAGGCCAACGGCGAGATGAAGTCGCTCACGGACGTGTCCGGGATGCTCCGCGACAAGCTGGGCGGTCTCACGAAGGAGCAGCAGCTTCACGCGGCCAAGACGATCGCGGGCACGGACGGCATGCGGGCGATGCTCGCCCTCTACGACGCCGGCCCGAAGAAGATCGACAAGTTCCAGCGCGAACTGGGCAAGCAGGGCACTGCCGCGGACGTCGCCGCGAAGAAGCAGGACAACCTCCAGGGCAGCCTGGAGCAGCTGGGCGGGTCCGTGGAAACGCTCGGGATCCAGGTCGGCACGCTGATGATCCCGGCGATCCGCGAGGGCGCCGACGAACTGACCGACTTCGCGAACAGGCTGGGCGAGCTCGCCGGCCGCGACGACCTGGACATCGGCGAGAAGCTGGAGATGGCCTTCGAGATCGCGAAGGTCGACCTGGAGCCGTGGCTGGACAAGCTCGAAGTGGAGTTGGACCGGGCGGACATCCCGGAGAAGATAGGCAAGGCGGTCAGCACCGGCACGCCCGTGATCGCCGAGGCGATGGCGGAGGCGGCCCCCGGTGCGGCCAAGGCGTTCATCACGGCGTTCGCGAACGCGAATCTGTGGGGCCAGCTGGTGATCGGCGGCCTGCTGCTGAAGAAGATGGGCGGCCTGGCCGCGTTCCGCGCGCTCGGGATGAAGGCCGGGACCGCGATGGGCACGGGCATGGCCGCGGGGACCGCCGCGGCCGGTGGGGCGGGTGCCGCTGGCGCTGCTGCTGCCGGAGGTGCTGCGGCCTCACGCGTGGCCCCGGCCCTGGCGGCAGGCGCCGGCATCCCGGCCACGATCCTGGCGATCAAGACCACCACTGACTTTCTGAAGGACAAGAGCGACCTGGGGCTGCTCGACCAGTACGCGGAGGCCATCGAGCGGGTCGCGAAGGCCGGTGACGGCGCCGGCATGCGGAAGCTGGCCGGGCAGCTGCGGGAGACCGCGCAGGCGAACAGCGATCTGACGAAGGGCGCGCACCTGCACCGCTTCGCCGACGCCCTGGACAGCACCGCGAAGGGCGGCGGCCAGGACCTGTCCGCGCTGAAGGGCGCGTTCGAGTCGATGGCGAAGTC